GATCGTCAAGCGCTGGCAGGACTTCACGGGACAGCAGGCAACGCTGGAAGCGACAGGGGAAACCTTCGAAACCGTCTCAGGTGGCCGCGCATGAGAACGATCACCCTGCAAGACGACGAGGCCGAAAAACTGGAGCGCATCCTTGACGCAATCCTGATTTCAGGCGCTTTGAGCGATGGCAGCGTGAGGCGCACGATCAAGCGTGTTTCGATGAAGCTGCACTGGTCGAAGCAGAAAGAGGCCGCATAATGCCAGCACCACCGCCCCCAGATCGCACGCACTACCCGACCGAAGCGCAGCGCCAGCTTGTCCAGTTGCACGCCACCATCGGCACGCCGCAAAAGGAAATCGCACGCATCATCGGCATTGATGACAAGACACTCGCCAAGCATTACCGCGAGGAACTTGACCTTGCGATGGCCAAGGCCAACGCTGCCATTGGCGGCGCGCTGTTCAACAAGGCCAAGGGCGGAGACACCACCGCGATGATCTTCTGGATGAAAACGCGGGCGCGTTGGAAAGAGCAGCATCAGGTCGATCACACCTCCAGCGACGGCACCATGACGCCGCGCGGTCTGGACGTGTCCAAGCTATCAACAGAGGCGCTGGCCGAAATCATGCGCGCCGCAGATGCACCTAAGCCCGAGTGACATTGCAGCCGTCGAGCGCGAATTGTGCCGACGGTCCCTCGCGCATTTCGCCAAGCGTGCTTGGAACGTCCTAGAACCAGCAACCGAACTCAAATGGGGCTGGGCGCTGGACGCAATCTGCGAACACCTCGAAGCCGTCACCCACAACGACATCCGCCGCCTGCTCATGAACGTCCCGCCGGGATCGATGAAGTCGCTTCTCACAAGCGTCATCTGGCCAGCATGGGAATGGGGACCGCAAAACATGCAGGCCATGCGCTTCATCAACACCGCCCACAAGCAGGATCTGGCCGTCCGCGATAACCTCAAATGCCGCCGCCTCATCCAATCATCGTGGTATCAATCGCTCTGGCCCGTCATCCTAACGGGCGATCAAAACGCCAAGACCAAATTTGAGAACGACAGAACCGGCTTCCGCGAAGCAATGGCCTTCACCAGCATGACAGGCTCGCGGGGTGATCGCGTGATCCTCGACGACCCGCACAGCGTGGATGATGCCAATTCGCAGGCCCACCTGGCCGCAGGCGTCAAGACATTCCGCGAGGCCTTGCCCAGCCGCGTGAACAACGACAAATCGGCCATCATCATAATCATGCAGCGATTGCATGAGGCCGACGTGTCCGCCGAGGCGCTGGCCCTTGGCTACGATCATCTGTGCATCCCAATGCGTTTTGAACCTGCGCGCCGCTGCACCACCAGCATCGGCTGGCAAGATCCGCGCAAGATCGACGGCGAATTGATGTTTCCTGATCGCTTCCCGGAGGCTCAGGTGCGTGAGTTGGAAATATCTCTGGGCAGCTACGCCAGCGCGGGCCAATTGCAGCAATCACCCTCCCCCATCGGTGGCGGCATTCTCAAGGATGAGTGGTGGCAATACTACAGCGCTGCACCGCAGCTATCGCACCGCCTGATCTTCGCTGACACCGCGCAAAAGACAGGCACGCAAAACGACTACAGCGTCTTTCAATGCTGGGGCTATACCGGCGCCGGGCAGGCCACTCTGCTGGACCAGATCCGCGGCAAATGGGAAGCGCCCGAACTACTCGTTCAAGCCCGCGCCTTCTGGGCCAAGCACAAAGACGGCAACAGTCCGCTCCGCGCCATGAAGATCGAGGACAAGTCATCCGGCACCGGGCTAATCCAGACGCTTAAGCGCGAAGGCATCCCCGTGATCCCCATTGGCCGCGACCGGGACAAGGTAACACGCGCATATGATGCCGCGCCTAGCATAGAGGCGGGCAATGTGTTATTACCAAGACAGGCCGCATGGCTTTCTGATTTTCTTGCGGAGGCTTCTGTGTTCCCAAATGGCGCGCATGACGACCAGCTAGATCCGCTTTTCGATGCGGTGGCTGAACTGATCACGCCCGTTTCTGCACCGTCCATCCGCACCCTGTGAGGTCTAGATGAAGCTGCCAAGACTATTCGCCAAGCCCGAGGTTAAGGAAAGCCAAGCGCATTCCGTCTTGGTCATGAACCCCGGACAGCCCGTCTGGACCCCGCGCGATTACAAGTCATTCGCCGAAGAGGCCTATGTCAAAAACATCATCGCTTACCAAGCCATCAACAAGATCGCCGAAGCGGTGGCGTCAATTCGCTGGGTGGCTTTCCGCGGCGAAACAGAAGTCACCCGAAGCCCAGCGCTTGATCTCATTAACAACCCGAACCCCATGCAGTCGGGCCGTGAATTCATTGAGGCCAAGGTTGGCTATCTCATGATCTCGGGCAATAGCTACGATGAGCGCATCATGGTCTCGAACCAGCCGCGCGAACTCTACACCCATCGCCCGGATCGCATGAAGGTTGTGCCAGGACCGAATGGCACGCCAAAGGGCTACATCTACGAAGTAAACTCCAGCCGCGTGACGTGGGTCGTTGATGACAACGGCGGCAGCGACATTCGCCACATGCGGCTCTTCAACCCGCTCAACGATTGGTATGGCCAAGCCCCCGTTGAAGCGGCCGCCTATGCCATCGACCAGCACAACGAGGCCATGAAGTGGGTGCAGGCATTGCTGCAAAACAGCGCCCGCCCGTCTGGCGCTCTGGTCTCCGGCGAAGCGTTGACCGATGAGCAATACAATCGCCTCAAGGCCCAAATGGAAGGCCAGTATCAGGGCGGCAAAAACGCAGGCCGGCCGATGCTGCTGGAAGGCGGGCTTGACTGGAAAACAATGGGCCTGTCGCCGACCGACATGGGCGTCATTGATGCCAAGAATTCGGCAGCCCGCGACATCTCGCTGGCCTTCGGCGTGCCGCCGCAGCTTCTCGGCATCCCCGGCGACAATACCTATTCCAACTATTCCGAGGCCCGCCTGTCGTTCTGGGAAGATACCATTGTGCCGCTGGTGGATCGGCTGGCCGAGGAATTCACAGCCTTCATCGGTGAGCCGTTTGGCGTCGAAATCCGCGCCGACATGGACCAGATCCCGGCCATCGTGGACAAGCGCCGCACGCTCTGGGAAATGGTCAACGCATCAACTGTTCTGACCATCAACGAAAAGCGCGAGGCGATGGGATACGATCCAATCGACGGCGGCGATCAGGTCTTTGTTGGCATGGGCCAGATCGCCCTTGGCGATGCAGCCCTAAGCCCGAATGATGCCTTGGCGGTGGGCTATGGCACGCAGCCTGAGTAGCGCCAAGCGGCAGCAGATCCAGCTTCGCAAACTTGAGCGAGAATACCGCGGCAAGGTCGCTGCCGAGATTGCCCGCGCGATGCGCTTGATGCTGGACGCCTATGCGCGCACTGGGTCAATCCCGAACCTGCCAGAAGAAACCTACCCGCGGCTGGTCGATCTGTGGCGCGAGATGGCCAGATCCAGCATCGAGGCCTTTGGCAACGACATCGTGGACCAAGGCAAGGCGATAGGCCGCCCGCTGGAAACCAAGTCATTCTTTGACTTCTTCATGCGCCTGGCCGATGAGTGGCTTGGCATGGAAATGATCCGGCGCCGCATTACATCCGTGGCCGAGACCACCCGCGCCAATATTGTTTCGCAGGTTCGCATCGGGCAATCAGAAGGCCTTGGCGTGGCGCAGATCTCGCAGCGCATTGCCAAGGCCGTGCCGTCGATCTCTACCCAACGCGGTGCGCTGATCGCCAGGACCGAAACTCATGGCGCTGCCAACTTCGGCGCTAATAAAGTTGCGCAAACGATTGGCTTCACATTGCAAAAGCAATGGGTGGCGGCAGAAGATCACCGCACCCGGCCTTTCCATGCTGCCGCCAACGGGCAGAAAGTGGACATGGATCAGCCGTTCATCGTGGGCGGCGAGATGCTCATGTATCCCGGCGATGAGGCTGGAAGCCCGTGGAACACAATAAATTGCAGGTGCACCGTGACCTATGAAGTGATGGACTAGTGGCGTCCTTTGCAAACCTCATCCGTTGTGATATATCTTTGCAAACCCATCTGGCGGAACCTCATGCCCAAACCTAGAAGTGGCGAAAATCAGGACGATTTCATCAGCCGCTGCATGGGCGACGCTGAAGCCGTTGCTGATTTCCCAGACACAGCGCAGCGTTATGCGGTTTGCATTTCCAACTGGGAAGGAAAAGCGGAAGGCCACCAGCCCACCGCGCAAATGGCAACCGTTGCCGAGCGGGCGCTGGAATGGCGCAAGGAATATAACCGGGGCGGCACCGATGTCGGCGTTGCACGGGCGCGCGACATCGCAAACCGTGCTAATCTGTCGGCCGACACCGTGGCGCGGATGCGGTCATTCTTCGCGCGTCATGGCGTCAACCGCTCAGAGCATTATGACGCCAAGGAACCAGACGGCGGGCCAACAGCTTGGCGCATCGCTTGGGATCTCTGGGGCGGTGATCCGGGTAGAACATGGGCCGAGCGTATCGGCAGGCAAGAGGACGAAAAGAGCATGACGCAAGTTCAACACAAAGCCGTCAGCCTCGAAATCAAGCGTGAGCCTGACGAGGATGGCATCTTCGAAGGCTATGCCAGCGTCTTTGGCGTTGTCGATCAGGGCATGGATGTTGTCGAGCGCGGCGCGTTCATGAAGTCGCTTGGCTCAGGCCGCAAGGTTAAGATGCTCTGGCAGCACGATGTGTCACAGCCTATCGGCGTCTGGGATGAGATCCGCGAAGATGACCGTGGGCTGTTTGTTCGTGGCCGCCTGCTGAAAGAAGTCGCCAAAGGCCGCGAGGCAATGGCCTTGCTGCGTGCTGGCGCCCTTGACAGCATGTCAATCGGCTATCGCACCATTGCCGCCACCGACGAAGCAGGCGGGCGCGTCCGCAAGCTGATGGAAGTCGAATTGCACGAGATCAGCCTCGTGACCTTCCCGATGCTGCCAGACGCCAAGGTGACCAGCGTTAAGTCGATCACGACTGAAAGAGAATTTGAGGCGTTTCTGCGGGATGCAGGATATAGCCGCAAAGAAGCCACAGCCATTGCGCTGCATGGCTTCAAAGGCCTGTCAGGACAGCGGGATGCTGGGTCTGGCGAGGCGGTGAGCGAGGGCGTCAAAGCCCTTATTGACCAACTCGGCAAACTCAAGGAGATCATCCATGTCCGAGGACATTAAGCAGGCCGTTGAGGCCGTAAAAGACATCCAGAAGGCTTTCGAAGCCTTCAAGGAAACCGATGGCCAGCGTGACGCAGAAATCAAGCGTCTCGGTGCAGCCATGCCGGAAACCGAAGCCAAGATGGCAAAGATCGAGGCCGCACTTGATGCCGCGCAGAAGAAGGCCGATGAGGCTGTTCTCGCTGCCAAGCGTCAGTCGCGTTTCGTGGCCGATGGCGGCGAGATGGATCTGGACGCCAAAGCTGCCAAGTGGGCCGCAGAGGCAAGCCTTGCCACCAAGCGCTCGCTGGGCAACTTCTCGGCCAAGGACATGAACGAGTACAAGTCGGCTTTCGAGCGGCTGATGCGCGTCAACTTCAACGTTGACATGCTGGGCGACGCAGAGCGCAAGGCTCTCTCGGTCGGCCAAGACAGCGCAGGCGGTTACTTCGTCTATTCCGACATGTCGGGTCGCATTGTCCAGCGCATCTTCGAAACCTCCCCGATGCGCGCCTATGCATCGGTGCAGGTCATCTCGACCGATGCTCTGGAAGGCTACTACGACAACGACGAAACCGGCTTTGGCTGGGTCGGCGAGTTGGAAGCCCGTCCTGTGTCCACCACCCCGGCAATCGGCAAGTGGCGCATCCCGGTCCATGAAATGTATGCGATGCCTGACGCAACGCAGCAGCTTCTGGACGACTCGATTGTCCCGCTGGAAACCTGGCTGGATGGCAAGATCGCGGATCGCTTCGCTCGCGCTGAAAACAATGCTTTTGTTTCCGGCAACGGCGTGGACAAGCCGCGCGGCTTCCTGACCTTGGCAAACTCGACCGACCTGACGGCAGGCGTTGAGCAGGTCAAAACCACC